ACGCCATCAGCCCGACCCGGTCAGCGATGGCGCGGACCTGGTCGACGAACGCGGCCGGCTCGAGTGTCCAGCGGCCATGCTGGCGGATCTCGCTGTAGCCGCCCGAGTCAAGGGCCCACGCCACTCGAGCTCGAGCCGGGCGCGGCCCGAACCGTTGCCGGGCGACGAACAGAGGCACTCGCGCCCGGGCGAGCCAGGCCGGCATGTGAGTGCCGAGCCAGAACGTCGGCGCGGTCACCTTGACCAGTCGGCCCGCTCGTTCGCCCGGTACCGGCGCATATACGTCCGGCGGTATTCGCCGCGGTCGAGGACAGCGCCGACCGTGGCGTGCCACCAGCGGCCCCGGCCGGACGCGGTCTCGACGCCGCGCGTGTTGAGAATGTCGGCGATGGCGTGCGTCGAGTAGCCCGATTCGGCCAGCTGGTCGACCAGCGCGGCGGTCGCCTCGTTCACGGCCACGCCGACGACCGTAGGAACGTTCCTGCGGTGAATCCGCGGATCCCGGGCCCCGTCATGCCACCCGGGCCCGTTGCGGCCCGTAGACGGGCATAGAGCGGCTAGTGGCGGGCTCGGGAACGGGGCGCGCGGGCGGATCGGGGGGTGGCATCCCCGGAAGCTCGGGCTGTACGGGCTTCGGGCCGGTCGGCTTGACCGCGCCGCGAGCGCGCCGGCGGGCCAGTCGGGCCCGCTCGAGCGCCGCGGATCGGGCCACGATCCGACGAACCTCGTCAACTGACGGACGGCTCCGCGCCATGCGTACAAGTGTACGCCCCATTACGAGACTGTCTAGTTCCCATTACCGGGCGGTAGCCACTAGAGCAGCCCGTCGCGGATCTCGAGCGGCACGCCGGGCGGATCCTCGAGATCCCCGATCCAGTGTGGCCGGGCCGGGTTGGGCGGGCCGACGCGGTTGTCGTGGGGCGTCGCAGTGATCGTGACGATCAGCCGCGCGAGATCGTTCGGCATCTCCCATTGCTGGACCACGTAGAGCCCGGATCCGTCGCACAGCTGCTCGAGCGCGGCGACCATGCGACCGACCGCGGCCCAACGTTCCCCCTCGAGGAACGGCAGGTCGTCGGGCGCGGTCATCGGACGACCAGCACGACGACGAGCCAGAACACGAGCAGCCCCACGCCGAACCCGCCCAGGGCGGCGATCAGCGCGGCCTGTCGCGGGGTCATCGTCGGACCAGCTTGCTACGCCACGCCGTCGCCCCGGCGGTCATGGCCCGTTGCCGGCGTTGCCGTTCGGCCCGGTTCAGCGCGAGATCATCGATGCCGGGCAGGGCGGGGGCGAGGATCTCCACAGGGCCGGGCGCGTCGGTCTCCCTCCCGCTTTTCTCTTTCTCCTGCTCTAGTACCTCTTGGCGCGTCAACCGTTGACGCGCTACGGCCTTTAGCGCGTCAACCGTTGACGCGCTACGGCTCGCGGTGCGCGTCAACCGTTGACGCGCTACGCGGGCTCGGGCGGGCTCGTTCGCGTAGGACCTGTGGATAACCGGCAGCTGCTCGGGGATCATGAGCGCGAGCCGCCACGACCGCCGGCCCGTCGCCTCGCGGGCGACCAGGATCCACCCGGCGGCGCGGAGATCCCGCACCGCGAGCCGGACAGCGCTGCTCGAGCATGAGCAGTCCGCGGCGATGTCCGCGACGGGGTGACGGTCCGCGGTGCGATGGTCGATCAGCCATCGCGCCACCGCGGCGTGGATCGGGCTCGGGAACTGCGCGGCGTCGACCGCGAGTTTCGCGAGCATCGGCGGGGCGATCCGTCGCCCCTCGTGTTGTCCGGCGGATCTCACGAGCCCCTCCAGTCGTTTGCGGTAGCGGGTGTGCCCGGTGACCCACGCGGGCAGGGTGACCACGTCGAGCGCGTCGATCTCGAGCCCGACGCTGGACAGGGCCGCGTATCCCGACCGGTAAACGACCAAGCCAACGAATCGGCCGTCCGCGGTCATCGGTCGAGCCCGAGGAACAGGCGCGCCAGCTGCACGACGATGGCGTCGTCGGGGAAGTGGTACGAGCACGGTCCGGCGGTGGCCAGCACGTCGAGTGTGTCGGCGGTGGCCCGGAGCTCGCGGGCGAGGGCCTCGAGATCGGCCGGGTAGATCGTCACAGGATCCGACCCATGGGGCCGGATTTCGGGTAGAACGTCATCGGCGGTTGCCCCTTCCATCGTCAGTGAAAGACCGGCGCCCCACAAACCCAGGTCGTGCATGCGACCGATCCCCGGGTCCCGCAGCCGTGCGGGGCCCGGGCCTTGTTTTACGGCACTTGTGGTAACGCGCGTCGGATGGGCCTACGGTCGCGGCTCTTCACTGACGACGGGATCGCTGCGCGACGGCGCGGGGTCGACGACTGCTAGGCAGCGTGAACCGATGTAGGGGCCAGGGCCGACCCCTTGCAGGTGACCGGCCCCGACCCTGCTCTGATCTTGTCCGCTCGGCGGGGCCTGTGACCAGGCGAGATGCCCGATAATGCCCATTATGTAAAGCGGCCGTTTACCGGCCGCGAGCGGCTCGTACGCGGTCGGGATCAGGACCGATTCAGCACCAATCGGAGCACCGCGACCACGGCCAGCACGACCAGCGCGACCACGATCCACCATGCCTGCGCGTTCGTCATTCCTCGTCCCCTCTCTCGTCACGGATCCGCACGACCAGGCCGCGGCGGACGAGCACGACCGCGAGCGCGAGCACCGCGCCGGCGGCGACGATCCCCCCGATCAGGCCGGCGTCGACCAGCGACCAGGCCAGCACCTAGGTCACGGGCTCCGGGTCCGACGCCCCCGCGACCCGAGCACTGTCGGGCCATCCGACCGTGGCGTCGTTCAGCAGCCGCTGGTACTGGTCGGCCCCCATCGTCACGGAATCGACCGCGACACCTTGTCGGTTCGCTAGCAGCGTGTCCGCGTTCGACGCCCACGTGATCCGCCCGCCATCCCAACGGACGAACCATGCCGCGTTCGGGACGGTCGACACGACCGGGGCTATCAGCTGCTCGATCATCGGTACCTCCGGTTCGGGGGGTTGAGGGCCGTTCGCCATGTAGGCGGCGACCGCGGCGCGGAACTCATCCATCCGCCAGTAGTTGCGGGCGTTGCAGCCCCCGGACGGCCCGCTCCAGCGCGACGGCCCGGCCGGGTCACACTTTCGGCCCGGTGCCGGCGGTGACGGGCCGGCCCATTCGTAATGAGCGATCAGGTCCGACGCGGTCGGGCCGCGGCGGGCCGGGTCGAACCCGTACGCCGAGCACATCGCGGCGGAGATCGCCACGTACGCGTCCTGCTGCTCGAGGCTCCACGGCTGCCCTTGCCCATCGTTCGATGCCTCGACCGCAATCGAACGGCTGTTCGCCCCGCTGGCGGGGATCGTCCCCCTCGAGGTCGACCACGGCCCCCCGTCCCCGGCGTGATTGCTGGCCCCCGCGGCGTGGACGGACACTTGCCCCTCCGGGCCTAGGACCATGTTGGCCACGGGCGCGTCGGCGTGGCCCACCGCGCAATAGCTGGCGTCGTTGGCGAACTGCTGCCCCGGGGTCGACCGGGCCGGGCTCGCGGTGTGGTGCACGACCAGCGCGATCGGGCCCGGGGCGTCATAGCCCCCCGAGCCCCTCGAGCGTGTCTGCCATCCGCTGTACCCGGTGGTCGGTACCCCGGTGGCGGCGACGACCTCGAGCAGCGACGGGGCGTGGATCCCGTCGAGATAGATCGCGCCCATCAGCGGGCCCGTTCGTCGTCGAGCCGGGCCAGTTCCACGCCGAGCGCGTCGGCCCACGCGGCCCGTTCCGCGGGGGTGTGGTCGTCGTACCGGCGGAACCCGCCCGGCATCCGGGCCCGCAGCAGGTCGAGCAGGTGGCGGGCCACCGCGACCGGATCCGGGGGCGCGGTGTCGCGGGCGTCGAGCTCGGGGTCGAAATCGCCGAACGTCATCGGGCCGCGGCCTCGAGGGCGGCGACCCGGGCCGACAGCTGCTGCACCGCGGACAGCAGCCAGAACGTCAGCGACGGCCGGTCGACCGTGCGAACCCCGACGTTCGGATGGTCCACGACCAGTTCGGGGGCGACCTCGTCGACCTCTTCCGCGATCAGACCCCACTCGAGCGGGCCCAGCTGCTCGGGCTCGTCGGCGGGGGCGTCGGGGGCGGGGGCGACAGGCCGGCGGTACTGGCGGACAGCGAGCCCGAGCAGCTTGTCCACGTCGACCTTCCACGCTTCGATTTCGCGTTTGAAGCGGGCCTCTGAGACCGCGGTGTAGTTGAGCGTCCCCAAGGTGGTGCCGTTGTGGTCGAGCAGGTAGGCGGCGGTCGTCCCGAACGCGCCGAACTGGAACCCGGGGGAGCCGGACGTGATGAGCGTGATCCGCGAGCCCGTCGAGTTGTTGGTCCCCGCGATGACCAGGTTCGAATGGGTCCACACCCGGTCGGCCGGGGTGTAGGTGTCGTTCAGCTGCCCGTTTGACAGGGTGATCGGCCCGGCGGTGATCCCGAGCCCGCCCGTCGCGATGGTCACCAGCGCGTCGGCGACGATCCCGGGAACGTGCAGCGAGCCCCACGCCCCGCCGCGGCGGTGGTACAGCACGGCATCCGTCCCGGTCAGCACGACACAGATAGCCCCGTTCGGCGCGGTGGGCCACTGCGCGTCGCGTTCCGCGGTCGACGCGAACGCTTGCACGCTGCGGTTTCGGATCTCGTTGCCCCACGCCGATGCGGTGATCCCGCCGGCCGCTACGTCCGCGGTCAACGCCATTACGCGGCCTCCTGCTCGAGCAGTTCGACGCCGGGCCCGGTCGGCAACGCCGTGGGAATGGTCGCTTTGGTCAGCGTGAGCGTGGTCTCCCAGCTGGTCAGGGTCAGCCGGTGCGCGGCGGCGACGACGCGCATCGCGGCGTAGCTGTAGCCGGGAATGGTGAACGTGTCGTTCGGGGCCCACGTCATGGTGGCGGGATCCCACGGGGTCAGGGTGCCGTTCGGGGCGCGGCGAGCGCCGGGGCCGACCAGGTCGAGCGACGACAGGTAACGCTCCTGCGGGTCGCCCCGGTCGGTCAGCAGCTGCGTCCCGGTTGCTTGCACCGCGGCCAGGTCGAGCCCGCCCGCCGCGATCTGCCCCACGATCCGCATCGGCCCTTGCAGCAGGATGCCGTAGGCGCCGTAGCCCCCGCCGTACTGGTCGACCGTGGTCGACGTGCCCGCCGGATCGGTCCCCGACCATTCCACCTTGGTCACCAGGTCGTCGATCGCGTCGCTGGTCACTGACCCGGAGATGATTTGCGCCGGGGCGAGCGTGCGGGCCGTGCGGGCCTGCCAGAAGTCGTAGGCCAGGGTGATCCCCCCGGAACCGTCCGCGCCCCGGTACGGCACCAGGTAGGCGACCCCGTTCGCGGCGGCATCGCGAACGTGCTGGAGCCACGGGTGGTAGCCGTCGTTCTGCGCGACGAGCAGGTGGCGGTCGTTCGCGATGTTCCCCGTCCAGTTCGGCAGCACTAGGCCGGTATCGGTGCCGAGCCGGTTCGCGACGTAGCCGAGCCGGGCGGCGACGGTCTCCGCCGGCCTCGCCGCGGAGTAGGCGCCGGTCGTCAACCGGGTCGGCCAGGTGAGGGCCTCGACGACCAGATCGACGCCGGACGGATCCCCGGGCGACACGAGCCGGGCCGAAACCGTGTCGATGTACCAGCACCACGTCGCGCCGGTCGGCAGGTAGCAGCCCCATATCGTGGCCATCTTCGACCAGCTGTCGAACCGGTTGTCGCGCCGGTACATGCGGGCGGTCAGCTTCCCGGGTTGCAGGTCACCGCGGAACGTGCCGTCGCCCGGGGTGTAGCTGTCCGTGGTCCAGTCCGCTTCGACGATCACGTCGGTCAGGCTGTACCGGCGCTGCGTCCCGTACTGGTACCACCAGTCCCACTGACCAGCCCAGTACGGCTCGACGCCCCACGTCGTGGCGTCCCATCGGCCGTCCGTGTCCCAATGACCGGTCGCCATCAGCGTCGACCGAACAGAGGGGCGAGTTCGGGGCGGACGTGGCGACGCTGGTAGGTCCGCAACGCGTCGTAGACAACCTCCGGGAGGTTCGCGCCGGGCGTGGCGTAGATCACGAACTGCATCGGCTGCGTCGTCGCGCCGGGGGGCGCGGGGGCGGACAGGCCGATCGCGCCGAGCCCCTTGCCGATGAACCCGCCGACCTTGCCGAGCCACCCGAACGCGTCGGACGCCGCGTTTTTGACGGACTCGAGGGCGCTCACGACGCCGTCGAGAATGCTCTTGAACTTGTCCAAGTTGAGCAGCACCAGGGCGATGGGGCCGAGCATGATTCCGACGATCAGACGCCAGTTCTGCGTCAGCCACGAGATCAAGCTTTTGAGGATGGACCACAGGGTGTCCACGGCGTCGTGAAACCATTTGACGTGCTGGTAGGCGAGCACGACCCCCGCGACCAGGGCGGCGATGGCGACGACGACCAGCATGATCGGGTTCGCGGCCATGACCACGTCCAACGCGGTTTGGACCGCGGTGTAGATCCGGGTCGCGACCGTGATGGCGACGATCCCGGCGGCGAGCGCGGCGACGACCGGGACGACGACCGCCATCACGGCGTGGTTCTGGGCCATGAAATCGGCCAGCTTCGCGAGCCATCCCGCGAGGGCGGTCACCGCGGGCAGCAGGGCCGTCCCGATCGCTTCCTGGGTCTGCTGGAGCCCCTCATGGAAACGGGCCATCGAACCGGCCGCGGTCTGCCCGTAGGCGTCGGCCTGTCCGTGCACCGCGGTGGTCAGGTTCTGCATGATCGTCGTATAGGACAGGGCTTTGCCGTGCGCGTCGGTCGTCGCGATCCCGAGCGCTTTCAGGCCGCGGGTCTGCCCCTCCTGGGCTTTGATCAGCGTTTCCGACGCGTCCGCTACGGACGTGTGGGAGAACGCGGCGAGATCCTCCGCGACCTTGAGATCCGACATCGCGGTGCTGCTCGACTTCGTGGCCAGGACCAGCTTGCCGTACGCGTCCGCCGCGTCCTGGGTCGACTGGCCGGTGCGACGCGTGGTCGCCTCGACCTGCTCGAGCCCCTCCTTCGCGTCGGACGCTGAAAGCCCCACGTTGCGGTACGACGTGGACAGCGACGCGAGCGTGGTCTGCTGCTCCATCGCGGCGTGGGTCGCCAAGCCGAACTCGGTGGTGAGCGCGGCGCCGATCCCGGCCGCGGCCAGTTTCACCTTGTCGAACGACCCGGACGCCCCCTCGACCTTTTTGATCCCCGCGACGGCCTCGTCGACCTTGGCGACGACCTCGAGCACCAGCTGCGCGGACGTGGCCATCAGTCCGCGGCCTCACGTTCGAGCAGGTCGAGCATGGTGGCCAGGTCGCGGGGATCCTCCCCCCATAGGACGGACGGCGCGATCCCGCAGCGGATCGCGAGCGCGGCGATCACGGGGCCGGGGCCGGCAACGTAGGGCCCACGTCGGGCGCGGTCTCCCCGTCCCCGTTCGCGCCCGGCATTCCGACCGGCTGCGCGAACGCGCACATGGCGGCGAAATCGACGAACGGCATCGCTTCGATCTCCCCGTGCCGCGACAGGTAGGCCCATGCGGACGCGATGAAGAAACCGAACTTGTCGCGCTCCATGTCGACCACGCCCGCGCCCCCCATCACGGTCGGGAGCGCAGCCCGCCGCGAGTCACGCTGGTCGGTCATGATCCCGCGCCATTCGCGGCCGTCGTCGAGCAGCACGTCGAGCCGGATCCACGGGAACGGCGCCGCGGTCGGCGCTGTCATGTGGCCCGGGCCCGGTCGTCGACGCGTCCCTGTACCTGCTGCGCGAGGGCGGCGACCCATTGCGGCTCGCTCGAGGTGACCGCGTCGGCGAGCCACGGCCGGGCCCGTAGGTACCGCGAGCCGTTGTGGACGATCCGGGCATACCGCGCGGTGTTCCCCAGCTCGACCCGGTTCGCGCCGGCGCCGGGCCCGATCCGATGCGACGCGGCGAGCAGACCCGTGCGCCGCGGCGCCGACGATTGCGCGGCGTCGAGCGCGACCCGCAACGCTTTGGTCATCGGGTCGTCGAGATGCTCGAGATCGGCGGTTACGCCGCGCCACATGGCGTCGACCCGGGCCCCGTTGACGACCTCGACCGTCACGTCGTCAGCCATCAGCAGCGGCGGCGAACGTGCCGGCGGGTGGGGTCAGGGTCATTTGTCCCTGGACGGGCCACTTGAACGACGACGTGAGCAGCCCGCCGGCTTTCTGTACCGGGGTGTCGAACCCGTCGACGATCACGGTTCCCGAGTAGGTGGGCCCGGCGGCGCCGACCGGGAGGAACTCGAACGGCTGTTCGGTGCCTTGCATGGCGTGCAGTTGGTAGTAGATCCCCGACGTGCCGGGCGACGACAGGTCGAGCAGCAGGGTCCCCGACAGTTCCCACGAATACGTCGCCGCGGACTGGATCACGTCGCCGGTCAGCACGGTCTGTGGAGAGTCGCGGGTCACGGTTTGGGGGGTGCCGGCCTCTGACACTTGCGCTTCGATCTGGACGCCGGGCGTGGTACCGACCGACAGGGTTCCGAGCAGCCGGTTAGCGATCGTGGCCATGATGCGTTCCTCTCAGACAGGTACCAGGTAGGTGCGCCACGCCACCCACGGCGCGGTGGGGTCGACCGTGAGCGTCGCGGAGCGGAACTCGAGGGGCTCGAGGGCGACCAGGCCGAGCGCGTCGATCGCGGCCAGCAACGCCGACAGGTCGGCCCGCGTGTTCCCGAGCCCGCGCACCGGGATCCACCACAATTGCAGCAGCCCGACCGCGGGGGCGGCGAGCGTCCCCCCGTCCGACGTGGCCCCCTCGAGCCCCACATAGAAACCGGGCGGGACCACGTCGGCGAACGTGTCCGCGACGCGCAGCCCGGCGGTCTGGAGCGCGGCGACGATCTCGTCGACGATCTCCCCGGCCCGCAGCGCGGCGTCGGTCGTCGCGGCGATCATGTGGCGACCACCGCGGCGCCGCGCAGCACGCCGAGCATGGCCCGACGTTCGGCCCGTGTGTCCGAACCGGGCGACCACGTGTCGGGCCGGTTGCGGGCCCCTAACCACACGCCCGCCAGCGTGTAGAGGGCTTGCAGCTGGCGGGCGTCGGACGGCCCGGCGGTCGGGTCGACGCCGACCGCGACGGCGTCGGCTTGCGCGGCGTCGAGCGCGGCCTGTGTCGCGTCGGTATCCCACTGATCGGACGCCGCCAGGCCTAGGAACCCGCGGAAATCGTCGTTGGTGGGCCAGGCCACGGCGCCGGCTACTTGCTCGAGGTCGACCGGGCGGCGGCGGCGGACGGGGCCGGCAGGGTGCCGGTGATCTTCGACAGGCCCCGCGTGTCGGTCGCGCCGAACGCGGCCATCGTCGCCAGGCCCACGTCGCGCCCGGCCATCGCCACGTTGTCGACCGGGCCGAGCACGATCGGGGCGCCGATCATCGTTACGAACGCTTCCCGCACGCCGACGATCGCGGTCGCCGCGGGCAGCTTCGGGGCCACGTAGTAGGTGAGTCCGTGGACGCTGGCGGTGGTCGACGTGATGTCGGTTGTCCCCGGGGCGTTGACGGCGCCGAGCGCCGGGAACAGGTAGCGGCCGGTCGAGTCCTTCGACTTGGCCATGTGGGCCCACGTGTCGGTACTGAGCACGGCCACGTCGGGGGTGCGGCCCAACGTGCCGAGCATCGCCGCGGCCACGTCGACGAACGGGTCCGCGATGTCGGCTTGCGTCGCGGGCCACGTCGGCCCGGCCGGTGCGGCGGCGACCAGCGCGGTGGACACGGCCTGCTCGAGCGTCAACGCCATCTCGACCGCGAACCCTTGCATGAGCAGCGTGAGGTACGACGGATCCGACCTGGTGATGGCCTGTATCGACACGTCCTGCCCGCCCGCGAAGGTCTCGACCGGGAACGCGGTCGGGGTCGTGGTCAGCTTCCCCGACCCGATCGCCGTTTTTTCTCCGGCCTGCAACGTGACGGACGGGAGCACGGTCACGACCGGGATGTGCACGGTCATCCCGGTACCGGGCAGCGACTGGCGGCTGAACGCGTCGACGGTCGGCATCGACCCCATGACGAGCTGGATCACGGTCCGCAGCCACGTGTCCGGGACGAGCCCGCCGATGTCCCCGGTGGTCTCGTCGACCAGCGCGGCGATGAGACTGTTCGCCACCTGGGCCCGTTCCGCGGCGTCGACCTGTCCGGCGGCGACCGCGTACGCGAACGCGCCGAACGACACGTGCCGCGGGGCTCGAGCCCGGGCCGGTGGGCCCCCGTTCACGGTCGCCGCGAGGGTGCGGCGATGGGCGTCGGCCCGGGCCAGTTCGTCCGGATCCGCAGCAGCAGCGGGCAAGGTCGCGGTGTCAGTCATCTCTTCCTCTTCGGGTTCGTCGGGCTCTTCGGGATCGTCGTCGGGCTCTTCGGGCTCTTCGGGGGCGGATGCGGCGACGCCGGTCACGCGGGCGTCGTCGAACCGGGGGAGCACCACGCTGGAGAGCTCGACGATGCGGGCCCCGGCGTGCACCTGGTGGTGCGACGCGCCCCGCGTCCCCGGTACCGGGGTGACGGTCTCCCCGTCGTCGCCCCATTCGACGCGGACCGACACGCCGTCGCGCAGCCCCGACCGCATGTGTCGCAACGCCCGCCCGGTCTCGGGGT